TCTTCATCTTCAAATAAACGACGCAAATTACTATATTTTATACCTTCATTTGTATCACTATTTTCCTCGGTTTTTTCTGAATTATCCTCTTCTGATTTATTTTCTTCTGAATCTGAATCATTATCATTTTCTTCAGAACCTTCCTCATCTTCATCGGTATCTTCTGAAATTTCAATAGCATCTTCTGGTATACCTGCATCAATACATGAAGACTTCAAATCTTCAGCTGCATCCTTATCTTGCATTGTTATAACAATCCGTGCTAATTCAACTTCTTCCTCTTCTGAACCTTCATCTGATTTAGTTTCTTCTGTTTTCCCTTCGGTTTCATTATCAGACTTAGTTTCTTCACCTTGCCCTGTACCAAACATGTTTGCTAAATCTTCCTCTGAGAACTCACCGGAATTACCAGCTTCTTGGTTTTCATCTTCATTAATTAAACCATACTTAGCTGCATATGTACGATAAGTATTTTCTTCATCTAATATATTAGAAAGCTTAGTTAATTTAACTATTTCATTTTTAATAATATTTTTAGTATTAACACTTTCATTTAATGAATTAGATAACTTACTAACTAATTTATTTTTTGCTGCTTTTACTTTAGTTAATAATGTACTTACCTGTGCATTTGTCATTGATTCCAATAATTGACCATTAACTGAAACTTTACCATGTAATGACTTCTTCTTTGCATTTAAAGCATTAAATACACTTTCCTTTAAAGACTTCTGAAATTTATCAATTGCCTCAGCTTGACTTGGATCTGCTTCTTTCATTTTCTTTAATGCACCAGCTGCACCATTTACATCAGTTAATGCAAATTTATCACCCTTCTCATTCTTCTCAATCTTAGATAATGCTTTTTGTTCTTTCTTTAATTTAGCAAAAGCATCTTTAACCTCTTGAGCTCCTATTGAATGTCCTTTAACTGAATCTATAATATCTTTAATAGTTTTTATAGATTTATCTAATTTTTCTTGTTTGCTATCATCTACAGCTTTCAATGATTCAAGAAGATTAACGCGTCTATTTTTTCCAGGGCAGCATCCTTTCTTAATGTTCATTGTAGACGCTTCATTAAGTCTGCCATTAACGAAAAAACGATCATTTCTACGAGTTCTATAACTTTCATTAACTCGACGCCCTCTACGATTATGTATGCTTTCACGAAGTATCTTATTAGTTGCACGCTTTACTGCTTCTACTATATCAGCATCATCAATATCAACATCAACATTAACATCGTCTGTATCATCCTCAATATCAATATCTACATCATCAGTATCATCATCAATATCAATGTCGACATCATCATCCACATCATCAATATCAATATCAACATCATCTGTATCATCCTCTACTCCGGTAATAGTATCACTAACAACATAGTCCTGAGCATCTGCGCCTTCTACGCCTTCATACTCACTAACTACATCTTCCACAGTATCTTCTACTGTTGCCATATCTACACCAGATACCAACATATATACATTCATATCGCCATTACCATCTTCCTGTATTGCGCCATTACCTACCTAACCATCTACTGTTGCACCAGCATCCGTTAAACGGTCACGTAACTCATTATAATCAACCTCTGGATAATCATTGGCCATATCTGTTATATTCAGCTTTATGATATTTTCATCAGCTGCCATTCCTTCAAATAACTTTTTAAACATTATATAATATAATATTTTGTTTTATGCATTATTTATTTAGAAAAAATAACAGTTGTTATTAATTTACTTCCTTAAGGTATTAAAATATGTTTTTAACTCATTTTCAGATATAATGCCATCTGAAAGCATATGTTTATAACCAGTACTAAACTTATTATAATCATTATCCTTTATATATTTCCTTAATATAGTAGCATTAACTGGTTCAATATCTTCAAATATTAATGGTTCTGTGGTAATATTGGTTTTAAATATTTTATTAATACCTTTATAATATTTTCCTCCTTTATTAAAAGCACTATAAAAATCATCAAACCTATTATTATCATTACCTTTAGAAGAACATATAATAGAATATAAATCATTAATAGTATGTTGATTATCAAAACTTTTACCTACTAAACTATAGCATGCATGCATAGGATTTTTATCTATATATACCATACCATTATTTTTACATAACCTGTCTTCAATAACAGTAGAAATAAAATATCTTCCCTTATCTATATCTATAAAATCCCTGTTTGTACTTGATACAATTATTATAAAAAATACATCACTATTATCTTTGTATACTTCTACAAATCTCTTTAATAACATATAATGACCATCATGAAATGGTTTAAATGCACCCGGATATAAAAATATTTTCATAATTAAATAATTATAATTAAAAAATAGCATAACTTAAAAAATAAGTATGCTATTTATATTTGAATATGATTAGTTAGTTTTAATTTAAATCAAGATTATTTGTATCTACTAATATAATATTCTTTTCTTTAAACCCACATTTTATAAGTACTTCCATCTGCGATTTTAAGAAATCCATATCTTTTTCAAGCATTAACCAAATCATATTTTTTCTTATTGCAAATGGTATATTAGCTGCAGATTTAAGATCATCTCCACCATCAGTAATTACTATTAATAATGTAGACGGACTACTTTTACTAAAATATGGTTTCTTTAAATTATATACCTGCTCACAAGAACCTACAATATTAGTACCTCCCGTTAAATCTTTAGATTGTCGTAACATTCTAATTATTTGTCTGGTATTTGTATGTTCATTCCACATACGAATATTGTTGGTATTCATTGGTCCATCTGAAAAATATGTTGCAGCACAACTTTTAACACTTGTAGCTTTTAATAATCCTATAATTTCTGACCATATAATATTAAATATATCTGCGTCACTACCACTTGTAGTAGAATACATTGAACCTGAATTATCAATTAAAAAGAATACTTGTGCTATTCCATCTTCTATATCAAATTTTCTTTCATCATACTTTGCATAGCGAGAAGTCCTAACAACAGGGTTCTTACTGGCAATACGATTTTTCAAAAATTTGTATTCTTTACCTTTACGAGAAACTGCATTAAAAAATGATTTTAATTGTTTCTTCCAATCAATAATAGGTTTAAATAAATCATCTATCTGCTTTAATCGATCTGCTAATGATGAACCACTCCCTGGTGTATGTGAGTTACTTCCTTGGCCAACAGCTTCTAACTCACCACGATGCTCTTTTATAAAGTCTTTAGCTTTTCTAATAGGATTTGCCTTCTTATCGTCTTCGCCATACGGTTGACCTGCTCGTTGTGCAATCTTTTGTGCTTCTTCATGTGATAAAACGTCATGCCCACCAAAACGCTTGGTATTAGCACCAGGTACATCAATTTTACTTCCATCTACAGTAGCATTAGGATCATCTAAGCCATCTTGACCTGGTTGACCTTGACCTTGACCTTGTTGATTACCATTTTGACCTTGTTGACCTTGACCTTGACCTTGCTGCCCTTGCCCTTGCTGACTACTACCTTGGCCTTGGCCTTGTTGACCACCACCTTGCTG